TGCAAGAGAAGACACTCGCGCGCGGGGCACTGCTCCCGCTCGCGATCACATCCACAAAAGGCTGGCAGCGCCGGCTGGGTAAAGGCTGGAGAGCTTAAAGTAGGTGATTATGTTGCGACACCCCGTAGTCTTCCCTCACCGGACAAAGAGCTGCACATACCAGACGATGAGGTTAAACTTGTTGCCTATTTAATGGCAGATGGTGGGTGTACAAACGGTAATACCTTCACAAATGCTACAGATGTTTTGAATGAGGAATTTGAGGAGTGCGTAGGCAATGTAGGAGGGGCTGTTGGGTACCGTATCAAGCCCAGTGCGGCTACAACAGTATCCATTGTGGGCATTATGCCCTTGATGAGAAAGTGGGGATTGAACAAGAAGGCAATCCATAAGAGGCTTCCTGCGGAATTCTATGGGCTATCCAATAAGCATATCAGGTTGTTCTTGAATAGATTTTGGGCGTGTGATGGGTACTTAACTCTTTACAAAGGCGATGCTAGTAGAAGACCTAAGCCTACCGCAGAGGTGTGTTTGGGGTCAGAGCCTCTTATAGATGACATTCAATTTCTTCTACTACGACTAGGTGTCCACTCAAAGAAGAAGTATAAAAGATCCAAGTGCGCTGGTAAGTATTTTGACGCCTGGAGGTTAACAATATCCGGCGAGGGTAACGTAGGGAGATTCCTAGATGAGATAGGAGATGTTCTTGGCAAAGAAGAAATCTGTCAGGAGATTAGGAAGGCCATCTCATCTAAGAGACGTTCTTCATCAAATGATGTCATTCCTATATCCCATAAGGAGATGCTTGAGATATACGAAGAGCTTGAAAGTCCATCAGGCTTTAGGAAGAAGTGGCATTGTCCTGGAAAGACAATCACCAGAGCACTATTCCAAAGGATGGTTTTAGAGACTGGGTATAACGGCAAGTATGCTCATTTTGCATTTAATGATCTACGATGGGAAAAAATCGTGTCTGTAGAGGACATTGGGGTACATCCCGTCTATGATCTAACAGTTCCAGCTACTGGTAACTTTGTGTGCCAGAACATTGTTGTGCATAACACATGGACCGCAGCCGTAGCATGCACCTACAAGCTCTATGTCCTGTCCTGTACTAAATGCCCGCAGGACTACTTAGGGCTGGGAGACCCCAACACTGCTATCTATTTTGGAATCTTCTCCGTGCGCCTCTCCGAGGCTGAGGAGACTGCTTTTGATTACATGAAGCAGTTCGTAGATACATCACCTTATTTCAGGAAGTACTTCCCTAGGAACAAGAAGATCAACTATAGGCTTGAGTTTCCACATCGAATAAGGGTCAACTTCGGCTCTAAAGAGCTTCATGCTCTTGGTCGAGCAATGATCTGCGTAATCATTGATGAGGCCAACTTCATGAAAGGTGGAGCCTTGGGTGAAGCATATAGGCTTTACTACCAGGTTCGTGCTCGTATTACTGGTCAGTATGGCTACAAGGGGCAATGTCCTGGTTTGTTATGCGTAATCTCATCTAGGAATACGGAGACAGACTTCCTAGAACAGCACATCTCTAACTTCGCTGGGACAAAAGGTGTGCATCTTTCCGACTATGCATTGTGGGAGGTCAAGCCTCCTGACCTGTACTGCGGGGATACTTTCAGAGTAGCCGTAGGAAACAAGTATAAGCCATCTAGGATACTGAAGGAGTTTGAGGACAACCCTGCCGGGCAGAAGATAATTGATGTACCTATAGAGCATAGGGCTATCTTCGAGAACAACATTGACCAAGCCATCAGGGATCTTGCTGGGCAGCCTATTTATGCTATTTCTAACTACCTGCAAGACAGAACTAAGTTACTCAAGTGCGCTAAGGCGGATTGGCAACATCCATTTACGGTGGAAACATTGGAGCTTGATTACCAAGTACTCCCTCAACTATCGGACTGGTTCAAGATAAGACAAGTTTGCAAGGTTGTAGGATCCAGGTACGTTCCCAGGCTTAATTCCTATGCTCATAGATTCGCCCATGTAGATCTCGCACTGAACGGAGACTGTGCAGGAATAGCCGTAGTTCACGCCAGAGGTATGAAGAGGGTTGAACGCATCATAGAGGATGAGTTCAAATTTAAGGTGCCATCGCTAGAGATTAACGTAGACTTCATGCTTAGGATCCGAGCCACTCCAGGGGGGCAGATAGACATTTCAGCCATCAGGGAATTCTTTGTGTTCCTTAGAAGAAACGGCTACAAAATTGGAAAGATAACGTATGATGGTTGGCAATCAGCATCTTCTATCCAAGACTTGAAGAAAGCCGGATTAAAGGCTGATCTACAGTCTATTGACAGGAAGACAGATGCTTACGATTGTTTACGAGATCTACTGATGGAGGAAAGGCTATACACTTATAGGTATGAGCCTTTTATTGAAGAAGTAGGAACTTTGCAGAGGATAGTAAAGGGTAGAAGAGTGAAGATAGACCACCCACCGGATGGTTGCTTTACAGGAGATACAAAGGTTAGGCTATTGGATGGTAGGAGTCTTTCCTTTGTAGAATTGCATGCGTTGTACGCTGATGGCACTCCTTTTCATGTTTACACGGTAGACGGGGGAAAGATATCTGTGGGTATTGCCCATAGCCCGAGGGTCACTAAGAAAGATTCTAAGTTGTTGAAGATAGTTTTAGATAATGGTGAGGAGATAAGGTGCACTCCTAATCATAAGTTCATGCTAAGAGATGGTAGTTACAAAGAGGCATGTGCTTTGGTGTTTGGAGATTCTTTGATGCCCCTATACACAAAAATATCTAGAGGGGATATGCAAGGTTATGAGCTTTATTGGGGCGTTCACGATGAAAAGTGGCATTACACACATAGAATGGTGGGGCATTGGAATTACTCAGATGTGGGCTACACAGGTAACCAACACGGTAATGGTGTGATACATCACAACGGAGGAAAACTGAACAACTCTCCAGATTGCTTGATTTGGTGCGAATCTAACGAAGAGCATATCAGGCTATTTCATCGAAATGACATCATGGAGAGACGGGCAGATCCGGCAGTAGAAGAAAAGAGAATAGCCAATTTGAAATTGCATAACGACAAGCAGGAAACGCGGATCAAGCAGGCTGAGAGGATAAGAGAGGTGATGAGGAGACCTGGATTTATGGATGCCCTGAAGGAACGAGCAGCAAAGCTGGGGAAGATTACAGGCAAAATTAACATCACTAAATACAACAATAGCGATAAACATCGTAAAGTAGCGTCCGCTGTAGGGAAAAAGACTATACACAAGGCAATACAAGCTAGGACTAGAGATGATATTTCCTTAGAGGATTGCATCGGCCTGAGGGAGGAGGGATTGTCTAATCCTGAGATCGCTGAGTTCTTCAAATGTTCCGTCAGTTGTATAGAAAGGCGTTTTGCAAAAGCTAGGCGCACTAAAATGGATGTGCCTAAAGCCCCCAAGAATCATAGGGTAGTGGAGGTAGTTGAGTTGGATAGCAGGGAAGATGTTTACGACATCACTGTAGATAAAACACATAATTTTGCGCTTGACTCCGGGGTTTTTGTACACAACTCTAAGGATGTTAGCGATGCCGTAGCGGGGGCTATCTATAACTGCATAAAGGACAACTCTTTGTATCCTGCTCACCATGACAAGCCAGTGAAGCTGCAACTCAGTTCTAACCTATCCCGCAAGGTGTTTGGTGGTAACAAGAAGACTGACGATGGATACATAACAGGTATCAGCCAGGAAGGTATGGTATGGGACTTTTAGACTTCATTGGTGTAAGAAAGTATTTTGGACTAGACCAATCAGTAACCCGCATTAAACACCCTTTTGCTAAAGATGGTGGAGATTCCTATGGGCAATCTCCAGCGTGGAATTACTACAATTCTCAAACTAAGAGGCCAACAGACAGAGCTGCCAAGTACAGGATATGGCAGAGGATGGACCAATACGAGCTAGTATCTGGGGCTCTGGATCTATACGCTGAAGAGTGCTTCAGGTATGACATCGAGAATGACAGCAGCTTGTGGGTAGAGTCCTATAATGCTGATGTCGTAAAGGTGGGTAAGAAGCTCTTTGAGCGCGTGGGGATGGAGGAAATAGGCCCATCTATTGTAAGGAAGACTGCCAGGGATGGAGATAATTTTGAGGCTATTACTTATGATGGTGATACTGGGGATATTATTCACCTGCAATCTCCTCCTCCAATTAACATATCTAGAGTACAAGAGCACGGCAGGCTACTAGGATTTCGTCCTAATGTTGCAGGCAAAGGAGGATTGTCTACTAAGAAAGAAGCAGCCATCAAGTGGAAGCCTTGGGAGATCATCCATTTCAGAATGCCATCCAGGGAAAGGGATCCTCTTTATGGAGACTCCATTCTTTACCCAGCATCCACAGCGTGGGAACAACTAAAGATGGTAGAGGATTCTCTTGTTGTTTATCGCATGACAAAGGCTGCGGATAGAATCATCTATTATGTGGATGTTGGCAACGCTACACCAGAGGAAGCCTACGATATAGTCAACAGGTGGAGAAAAGCTATTAAGAAGAGGGAGCATTTGAACATTCCTGGTGGGGATTACAGAAACCAGCTTAACCCTCAATCCATTGATGCTGATTTGTTCTGGGCCGTAAGGGAGGGTTCTCAGTCAAGGATTGATAAACTCCAGGGAACCCCGAACATCAGCGATATCGTAGATGTCGAGTATCAGAGAAATAAAGTATTTGGTGCTCTTAGAATCCCTAGAGGTTACATGGGATTTGAAGAGAATTCAGGTGCGCTATCTGGGGAGTCAACCCTTTCTTCGCAAAGTGTTAGGTTCTCTACTACCATCAAGGGTATACGGAAGGCATTCCTCTCTGGCATTCGTAGGTTAGTGGCCATACAGTTGGTATATAAGGGCATAGACCCACAAGACCCAAAAAATGCCTTTAAGATAGGTATGGCTCCTATTTCTTACCTAGATGAGTTAATGCGCAGCAAAGTTTACCAACTAAGGATGGATATGCTGCAGACTTCTATGAACATAGGACTGCAGGCTCCAGAAATCATTGACCAGAAGAAGTGGCTCTCTTGGAGTCTTCGCAACTTTATGCGGCTTAGCGATGATGACGTGATGTCCTTCATGGGGCAGATGCCAGATATTGAGGGGCAGGGGGAAGTTACTGCACCAGATGCTTCTAAACTGGTCCAGCTAGTAGCTAGCAACCCATCAGCTCATAGTAAGCTACTAGAGGCTTACCTGATCGGCTCCATTTCCAGAACTTGTGATGAGGTATACCCAGATAATTGGGATTATAATCCGCTTCCTCCTATGGGGGTATAATGTGAACAAGAAGGAGCTAGCAGAGGCGTTAGCTGCTAAGATAGGCACAACGTATGTGGACGCAAATGCACAACTAACTAATGTGTTTGATGTGATAGCTGACGCATTGATGGATGGTCATGATGTTCACATGACTGGTATAGGGGTTATTCGTCCTAAGGTGTATGAAGAGAGGCAGATGTGGAGCAACATCTTGAAGGAGTATGTCACTGTTCCCAAGAAGGTTGTTCTACGTTTGAAAACATCGAGGGGCTTTTCGGCGGATATGGCGAACAACTCCCCTCTGGCCTGATAGTAGAAGGCAAAGCCCTCCCCCACAAGCAGAAAGACATAGATAGGGATGTTGTTCTATCTCACGCTACTACTA